CCACTATCACTTGAACTAGCCTCGTCTGGGTTATTGCCAGCGGGGGCAACGCTAGGCGCAGAGTAATCGCCCCAGCCAACCACCGAGCCATCACCACTTCGAACAAAAGAACCATCACCACTTGTGACAATACCACCAGTTTGCGATGTTGGTGTACCCATGCCACCGTTGTCTGATGTGCCAACAACAGGTGTTGATGGGGCTGTGTTTGTCCATCCCTCAAGCTCATTCATTGCCGCAATTGGGTCGCCGACAGGAGATGTTGGTTGACCAATAGCCGCCATAAACGCATCGTTACTTGCCGCAGGCGACCATGACTGAGTGGCACTAGGCGCAATCGTCGCTGGTACAACCCCAAAATCAAGCGATGCCGCATTGGTCGCTTGGCTTAAGGTCATGCCTTGAGAAACGTAATCGTTTATTGCCGCACCAACAGCTTGACCAATAACGCCAACTTGGTCTGGTGTTAATGTAGATTGATTACCAGCATTGCTTAATAGGCTTTGGCTGATAGCCGCAATAGGATTAGTTGCTGGGTCTTGTGCGGCATCAAAATAGCCATACATTGACGCTGGCGAACTAAACTGGCTAGACAATGCAAGCGCGTTTTCAACCTCTTGCGGTTGTGAACCGATAGCACCCAACAGCGTAGATTTAAGCGTGTTAGCACCCATATTAGGCTCACCACCATACGCACTGACGCCTGTTTGCATGGCGTTAGCCAATTGAGCGTTCTGGTATCCCTGCGCCGCACCAAGCGCCAAACCAGCACCGGGAATAAGTGAGCCGAGGAGCCTATTCGCTACTCTTGGAATTTGAGTTGCACCCCAAGACGCATAAGGGTCATTGGGGTCATACGTTCCCAAGTTAGATGCTGGACTGTCCCCACCATATACAGAGCCTGTTGCAACTTGTTCGGCAACCGCTGTCGGTAGATTTTCTGAATAGGCGTTAATGTCAAACTCGCCGGGAGTAAACCAGCGAGGCATCGTTGGGGTTACAGTCGAGCCATCTCCACCAGCGCCAAAATTACTTGTAATAAATCGTCCAGCCCCATAAGAATCCCCTTGATAGTTAATTGGTACAGGGGTGTATTGTGACTGAACTGCCTGCAAAATCTGTGGTATTGACGCACCACTAGGGTTTGTCCCTAGTAGCGATGTCAATGTTGGGGCTGGCGCTGAATCTGTTGCAAGCAATGAGTCTGCCATAACTTATCCCGGTATTTCAACGTTAGAGGTAATCCCAGAGGCAACCTTTGCCGCCTTGATTTGCACCTCGGCTTGGAACTCTTGTTGTTTGTGTTGCATTTCCATAGCGAACTTCTCGCGCTCCAATTGCAACTCAGCCATAGCCTTTTCACGCTCCAACTGAATCTGAGCCTGTGCTTTTTCACGTTGCAACTGAATGTCGGCTTGTGCCTTGGCTTGTGCAACTTGCACATCAGCCTGCATCTTCGCCATTGCCGCTTGGGTAGCTGGGTCAACCTGTGGCTGTTGTGGGGGTGGGTTTTGCAACTGCTGGTCAAGTTGTTGTGGAATCGGCTTATAGAACTCATTTGAATCCTTAAAGCCAGCCGCTTCAACCATGCGACCCAATGTGTTGCGGTACTGACCGGGCGACACAAATGGGTTGCTTGGACCGTAAGCGCCCAACAATTGCTCTTGCTTTTGTAAGACCATGCCCAACATCGCCATCTGCTCTTGTCGCGTTCCAGCACCCAAACCAACGTTTACAGACACATCATAGGATGTTGCCCATGTCCGTGGGTCAATGGGGATGTACTCGCCACGCAAACGAATGATGCGCTCTTTGTTCTGGTACTTAGTGACCAAGTGCATGATGCCCTTGAATAAGTCACGCACACCTGTTTCGGCAAAGATGCGAGCAATCATCTCAATCTTGCCAGCGCCAGCTTGTTGCATCGAGGCAATAGCCGCAGCGGTAACGTTTTGCAGGATAGACGCATCCAAGCCTTGTGAAGCATCGGTCACGCCAGTTCGTTTGGCTTGCACGCTATCCAAGTACTCCAACATTGGGAACGATTGACCTGCGATGTTCTGGACAACCAATTGTTGAACAGCCCCTTGTGACTTAGCGCGAATAACGCCACCAGCGGTGGAGGTCAGCAAGTCATCGACGTTAACCTGACCCTCAACAGCCACCACACGGGCGTTGTTTGTAAGATACAAGTTGTCCAGCATTTGCCGAATGATAGTTGTCTTGATTAACTGAATATCAACAGTCCTATCCGCTAAAGACTGACCGTAGAACTTGTGCGGAATTGGGATTGGGCAGATTGAGTAAAAGGGAACGTAATCTGTCTCTTCATCACTCAGAATCTGGTTGTCTGCAAAGAATACTTGACGCAACTCTGGGATGCCATCACCGTCTTGGTCGGTGCGTACATAGCACTCAAAAACCTCGACCTCTTGCATTGACTCATCAAGCGCCTGATTCTCGTCTGGCACTTCACTTTGGTCGTAACGTGTAACCAATTCGGCTTGGAAGTTCAAGTCGCTAGAGCCAGACAAAGACATAACGATGTCCTCATCAAAGCCCATTGCAATCAAGTCGCCACGGCGCACGTTACGGCGGTGGGCAACAAATGGTGCGTCCTCAATCCGTTTGGCTCGCTTGGAAATCAAGAACTCCTCTGGTGGGACGTTCTCAATAGTTACTTTGCCAGAGCCGACGCGCTTCTTGATGGTGATGTTGTGGACGCCGTAAGTTTGTGGCAAACCGTCTTGCCCAACAACAGGCATACCCATTTGGTCTAGCACTGGGAACTCTTGGGTGTCTTGCTCTACAACCTCAATGTCCTTATCAGAAACAAGGATTGCAATCTCGTCGTCGCTCAAACCCTCGTAGGATTCTTTGGTGACATCTTCCTTATCTTCCCAGTACGCCTTAACGATGCCGTTCTTTTGTAGCAGCGCATCCTTAAACCAATCGTGGATGATAATTGCGCCAGGGTTGTCTTTCAGAAAAATGTAATTGCAGTAATCTGTGACCTGCTTGGAAGAAGCCTCGTCGTTGGGTCCAACTGGGTCAAACTGTGCAATCTCATCCGTACCAGTGAAGATACGAACCAATGCGGGTAAAGCGCCATCAATAGCCTCTGCCACTTCTCCAGTAACAATGCCTGATTTGCCTTCTACCTCGTTGCCGTAAGGTTGACGCAAATACGCTCGTAGTGCGTTCTTACGGTCCTCGACGGTCTCAGTTTCTACATAGCCAATAGCATCATCAATCTCGGATTGAACTATTGCCTTCAGTTGATTTTCGCTCATACGAATCCTTTGGTGGTCGCCCACGCTTGGGTTTTAGTTCCAATTGTAAGTCATTTACCAGATTTTCCAAAGCCTGTAAACGTTTTTCTAATTCGTCAATACGGATGTTTGGATTCTGACCCTGTGGCATTAAATACATCAGACTACCCATTTCGGTGGTGTGTTAATCGGCTTCGACCATGTTGATGCGCTCTCGTCCAACCCAATTGCCAAATACCTAAAAGCATCGGCTCCGTGGCTTGACCAATCGTGCAACGGTCGCTCATAAAATATCTTGCGCTTTTCATCAAACGAACGGCGGTAGTTTTTGAGGCAATTCAGCCCAATATCCACCTTGGGGACGTTGAACCAGCACCGCGGTAGCAGTCGCCTTACAGCTTGGATGCCATCATCAACCGCCATCCTTGGGGCTACGGTTATCTGCAAACCAGCGTCTTGCAATACCTCCATACGGCTTTTTCCCGTACCCAACTCCCGAACCTGTACGTCGTGGGGCAGGATATGCTCTGCTTTGGTGTAATCGTTGTCTCTTAGCCACTTGACGTAGTTATCAAGACCTACGCCATGATTCTCGTAGTAGTCAATTAAACGAACCTCCTGACCAGCCAACTGAGCCACCCAGATAGAAGTAGAGTCGCCCATACCCAAGTCCCAAGCGGTGAACGTGCGGCAAATGTCATCTCGCTCAATCTCTTGAATGTGGTTCTTGTCCTCTAACTCGTTAATGAGTTGCCCGTAATAAGAGCCTTCCACGGCAGCGTCAAACGAACACTCAAACTCTTGGCGATACTTGTCCTCACCCATCTCAGCCAAAGCCGCCGCCAATTCACCCTTTGCAACTACATCGGTCTCTGAAGCCCTGAACTCCAACAAACCCCAATCAGGCTCCTTTAACGCCCTGTCGCGCAGTTCTTTGAAGTGGTTATGCCCTTTGGGTGTACCGATAAACAAAGCCCAACCTAAACGGTCTGATAGGGCTGGGCGCACTACGTCTGTCCAGATAACTGGGTTCTGGTCTCCGTATTCATCAAGAATCACGCCGTCAAAGTATTGCCCACGAAACGAGTCTGGGTTGTCTGAGCCGTACAACTGGATGCGGCGACCAAAGAAGTCAACCCGCAATTCAGAGATGTTTGCCGTCCCACCCAAAGGCTCTACAAACTTAACCAAGTAGTCCCACGCCACCCGCTTGGCTTGACCGTATGTTGGGGCAATGTAGGCGTACCGTGGGCTTTCCTTGTCATTGTTCATTGCCGCCATGATTAGGTGGTTTATGGCGCTCACCGTCTTACCCATACGGCGATGAGCAACTACCACGCTAAACCGCTTACGCTCGATTAAGTCGTGGATTTTCTGCTGTTGCTCTCTTGGACGGTATTGGATGACTATTTCAGCCATTTAATTACCAACTCATTGCCGCCTGCGCCAGTATGTTCGTTGACCTGCGTTTCTTTCCAACCAGCTTGCGTCTTTAGGTAAAAGATAGCCGCCGTCATGTTGCCAGTTTGCGCTTGGCTTATCAAATTCTTAGCCACATTGCCAATAGCTTTTGCCTTACCCCTTTTGTAAGCGTCAGAAACTTCAGGTTGCCTAGCCTCTACCTCACGCAATGTGGTCTCGCTTATACCAAAGTAATCTGCCATTTGCCCTTTAGACAATACCGCAGCCAATGCCTCAACTTGCGCTGTTTGGGCTTCATCAAACACTACTGGTGGTCGCCCACCACCGTCACCTTGGTTTCCTATCTTAGCCATCAGGGTTTCTCCCTATAATTTGTTGTTGCATTGTGTGTATAATAAACACAAACAATAGGAGTAAGAACCATGCAGACAAAGTTAAGCCAGTTACAAGATTTGATGACCCAAGGCAAATGGGAAAAGGCTTTGGCGTTTGCCGCTAAGTTCCCACGACTGGGTGCATACCGCAATGCCATACTTGATGCACACCTTGCCTGCACCAACCCACGTTGGATTGCTGGCTTGGGCAAAGATGTTGAGGCTGTAAAGGCTTTAGGCATTGTTGCACTCCAAGCAGCTTACAACACTTAAAAAAGCATTCATTTTTCACCTCTAGCAAAAATCTTAACTTGAGCTAAATTTACATCCATGCTTTCAATAACACTGTTTATTGCAGCAATCGGACTGCCTTCATTTCCGCAGGTGTAACAGTCAAAACTTACATACATTCTTTCTGGGAATGTGTGGACGCTAAAATGACTTTCCGCTAGTAGCCATACACCAGTAAATGCACCGCCTCCAAAATCATGCGTTGCACTACCAAGCACATTCATTTTGCTTTTTTTAAGCGCTGCTTTAACTATTTTTACAATGCTTTTAGTGTTTAGCGCATACTCGTTTAGCCAAACATCTGCCGTAACGTGTTTACCCGTTGTCTTCATCGCCAAACCCCATAGATATTACACCAAGGTCTTCAGCTGCTTTTTTAGGGCTGCCTTTGACAAAAACAAGCACGTTTTGATGCATTTTTCCAACTTTTCTTGTTGCCTGCATGGATTTTCCAGCCCTTAGAGGAAGTGTTCCGGCAGAATTTATCAAAACAATTTCGTTGTAAAACGCATAACCAGCAGCCTCCATAATCTCTATGGTTTTTGGCACTGTTCCAATATAAGCGCCACTCTTGCCGCGAACTTCGCCTATCGTTATAACTGCAAAGCGATTATTCTTTAATTTTTTATATGTATTTGTTAAAATATTTTTGTAAATTAAGAAAAAGTCGCCATGAGACATATTGCTTAAATCTCTTGGGTCGTTGCTATAAACCTCCAAGTCTGCGTATGGAGGGCAGCTAAAAACTAAATCAACGCTTTCATCTTGTATATATTTGTCCATATTTTCACTGCTATCACAATAGTAGTGGCACGGCAAATTAGCGTCAGAACATCTTTTTTGGTTGAGCGTTGCCTGCTCCTGCCTAAGTTCTATTCCCTTAAACCCCATGCCGCTGCTGCCAGCAACATAACCAAAAACAGTATCGCCAGCAAACGGGTCAAACGCAACGCCATTTTCAAAGCCAAACCACCCAACAATGATTTCTGCAAGCACAGGGTCTAACAAACTAACGCCGTTATTCATATCCGACATTAAGCTATCTTCTGCCAGCGTTCCCTCCCTGCTTTCTCCGTTATCGCCAATTTGCTCTCGCCACCATCTTTTTCTATTTAGCCAGTCTGCCTTCCTAGTGTCCAAAACACTAAATGGCGGTTGCCCATAATTTTTCGTCATGCTACCCTGTTCGCCGTCTGAATATTTCTCTTCTTCAATTTCAAACAGTTTTTGCAGCTCATCTGCATCAAAGCCAGTTAAGGCTAAGTCATACTCCAAGTCTTTTAATTCTGCCAATTCAACCTTGAGCATCTCATCATCCCACCCTGCGTTTAATGCAAGTTTGTTGTCAGCAATGATGTAAGCCTTTTTCTGCGCCTCGGTCAAATTAGACAACCTAATACATGGGACGGTTTCTAAGTTCAGCTTAC